AAGGCTTTCAAAATTGTTTCTTGTTGAGTCTTCGCAATGTCGCCCCTGGTTTTAGTGGTTTCCAGTCCGGCTTTCTGGGCAGCCAATGCGGCTTTATAAGAACCGCCTTGAGTAGCCAAATTTTGGAAAAATTTATCCATGTTACCGCCGGAGGCGGACCATGCTGCATTGGACGCCTCGGTTTCTCTATCGGAACGAATAAGGTTCTTTAGCTGCAAGCCCTGTCCGTATTGCTCAATCGGATTCGGCAACGGCTGTTGAGGTTTCAGTAAACTATAAATCGAGGCGTCAGCGTAAGGCATACATTATCTCCATTCCGCGTTAGGATACCCAGAGAAAGTATCCCATTCATCGCCACCGCTAGAGCCGTAGCTATAAGTAGGCGAACTGAGATACCTATTTAACATCCGATTCTGGTTATACCAGTTACCGATATTTTGAGACGCACCGCCCCATATATTTCCTTGTGCAAGCGCCGCCGCACCTCTAGCGTTGCCTTGTGCGCTGTAAATATTCCCAAGCGTGTTGCCTTGTGCGGTCAGGATGTTTCCAATGTTCGTTGCAGCGCCGGAGCCGGCGGTCGCCGTGTCTCTGGCGGCGGTCTGTCCAATACCGGATAAGGCGGCCAATCTGTTCGCTCGTCGTTCCTGATCGCCATAAAACCGATTGTACGATTCACCGGCCTTTTGCCCAGTGTAATCCGTTCCGAAACGAGACAATGCCTTCAATGTCGCACCGGAGTTTCTGGTCCCTCGGGCACCTGACATTCGATCAATGGCTTCTTTCCCCAGATTCAGGCCGGATTCGTAACCGAGACTGGTGATGGGGTCGCCCATGAAATCGGCAACGCTGAATTTTTTGTTGAGCGTGCCGAAATCAGGCGCGGTGGGGTCGCCAATACCGAGAAGCTGTGACAGCCGAGTAACCGCTGGGCCACCGGCCTCACGCCAAGGGGCGTAATCAGCCCGCGCCAGGTCGTATTGACGACGCTGTTCAGCAACGGACTCCGCGGATGACCGTTCAGTAGCGGCGGCNGCGTCTCTCGAAGCACCAGCTTGTGCGTCGGATGCGCTTGACGCAGCATCACTGCCAATCAGCGCCGAGCCAATGGTTGCTGCTGCTCCTATCCATCCCCACGGCATTTTAGTTCTCCCTCGCGGCGTGGCGAAGCTCGCCCATCAGCCGTTTGGTCACGTTACGCCCTACGGTCAAACCTTCAAAATTCGGTTGCATTTCAATTTCCTTTAACAAAGCATGTCTTTCTTCGTCGAATGGCATTTCTAAAAGATGCTCGTAGATGAATTTAGGCCGCTCGAATAAATCGGTCCACGGCAAATGAATGGCTTCGATGGATTCCAGTTTCAGGATAAAATCCACGGTTATTTCCGAAAGTCCTATGGATTCCAGCGATTCGTTTATCTCGTTAATGTCTCGATGCAGGACTATTTTTCTTGCCGGATGCGCGTTGACCCAATCGGGGAACAAGGCCAATCCGGTGCAGGAAAGCCCAAGCCGTTTCTTCGTCTGGATTCCATCCAGTTCAGTGTAATGCCGGGTAAACAACGGGTCGTGCAAGCACAAGGTCGTGTCCGTGGTGAGCCAGTTCGCGGCCCAAGTAGTGCCTGACCGTGGTGCGGCCAGTAGCATGAATTCAACAGCCACTACTGTTGGAAGCATATGATTCTGTATACCTGACTTGCCGGGTCCACGGCACCGGACGAATAGTTAACCGCCCTGACCGTCACGGTGTTGTCCGCCGTCACGGTTCCATCCACGATAATTCCATTGATCGCCGTGGTCGGTCGGACGATTACGGCATCCCCGCTTCGCACACCCGTTACCGTCACGGTCTGCGTGGCCTGTGACTGCGCCGCGATGGAACCAAAGTCATTCGTCAGCGTGGCGGTATAGCTCCGCGTCCAACCGAATAGAGACAAGAAAATCTGCGTAAACCAGTTCCCCCACGGCTTTGTCCAGACCGCTTTCTCTTGGCCTACTGGAAGTGAATTGGAAATAGGCGGTTGACCGATTGTCATGTCACACTCGGATAGCAGCATAGGTAATCACGACTTTGATGGGGTCGGTTATCCTTACTTTGAACACCCAATCCCTCGACAATCCCAATCTGCGCCACACCACGCGGGTCAGATACTTTCCGATGGCTCCGATAGTCACCCAAAGCTCAGTACCCCAGGTATGCCCGTTGTCCTTGCTGATCTGCAACATGGCTTGTGGGTTGGAACCCTGTCCCGATACCAGCCCAACACCTGTTTCCATGTCCAGATAAAACTCATCCACTGGAATTCGGTTATTCCCACTGAAAAAATGCCGCCCTATAATTTCCCTGGCAATGGACGTACCGTTGTCGGTATATATATCGGGGTCGAGTTCGTAAATGTCCCCGGTGGAATAATCGGCAATCAACGGTTTGTTCAGAAAATCCAGATGCATTTCCCCGCGATGCCGTGCACCACTTACCCCATATTCCAACGGACTCCACATTCCCGTGGACGCATCGTAGAGCCAGGATTTTTCAGGAGTTGGAAAATTTATCTGCAACATGGGATGGCCGCCCAACATATAGGAATAGGCCGTGGCGTCGGAAACGGTGGAATAGTTGTTGATCGTGTAATCAATTTCTTGTGTTGAGATCGTCTTTGGAACATACCCCTGGATAAAGGCAACCTGAACTTGTCCCTGTTTGTTCTTTATCAGTGCAGCCAGACCGGAATTGAATTTTGTCAGCGACCATCTGGCCGCCAGTCCGAATTCCTGTGTAGCTCCCTTGATGGGTTGGAAGGGAAAGTCCGCTGCGCCGACATTCCCCCAGAATTCAATCGTGCTTTCGCCGAGCAGCACTGCTTCGCCGTTATCGGAGAATACCCGTACCAATCCGTCCGGGTTGGATTCCGCTGTGGCAAAATCCAATGCGTTCCACGTCGTCCCATTCGCAGAAATGAAAAATTCGTCATCGGCCCCGTCGTCCACGATGAATTGCCCATCCAGCCACGCACAGGTTCTGGCAGTTTGCGGCGCATCGGCATCCGCGACCACCGCGAGCGTCGTCGTGGAAATTGTATAGGTGTACATATTCGTACCGGTGGTCAGGAGGATAACGGTTCCGTCGTAGGCCATGTCCACCCTGCCCGTCGTAGTGCTGACGGTTCCCCGGTTGGTTTTCGTCCCGGCGTTGTTTACTTCGTAGAACGTACCCCTATGGACAAGATAATAAAGCGATCCGACTGCAATCCACCCACGAATAGGCGTATCGCCCAAAGAAGCGCCTGCGCGAAGCGTCAGGCCGGGGGTTCCATAGAATACAAGCCTTGATTTTTCCGCATCAGTCTGTATTTCGGCGTACAAATTCAAATGTCGCTGTGCCGTGGAAGTAGCCGATTTTCCTTCCGTATTGGTTCCAAACAGAGGGATGACTGGCATTTTATTCGTCCGCATAAATGTTGTACCGGGCGCCTCCATCAAGTAAACCAAGCGAGGCAACGCCACTATCCACCCGTGCAACCAGTGAAGGCATATTAAGGTTTTGAATTGCGGCCCTCGATTGTAAGGCGATCTTTTCAACCTTCGGTGGAATCGTTACGCCGAATTCAGGTCCGAATTCCTCCGCCAGACTGTATTCAATGGCACGTTGATAACCGGGAGGCAACGCAAGGTCGGTTGCCAAAGACGCGAACGATTGCAGCGTTTGCCAGGTATTGAGCTTGAGGGTCAAGGCGACGGAAGGAACGGGATACAAGTAGATCACGCCCAACGGATAGGCGGAATCCATGAAAAGATATTTTGGAAGGGAGCTTTCGGTGGTTTTGGTGACGATGGAATCGTACTCCGTCCGGTCTTGAAGAACATCAACCGGATACCATTGAGAATTACTGTCTACAACAAACGCACTGTCAATCCTGACGGGACGCTGTACGTTGAAATTACCGGCGGATCCAATGGTCCGGGAAGTCGTGGATGCGGGCCAAGTGTAAGACCCCTGAACGATTTGATAAACGAACAATCTGTCAATCTGCCACGAATCGAGCATGGCATTGAGCGCCACCAGCCCATCGGCGGATTCGTCCGAGTCCAGCGGTTCACCCTTACCGATAGCTCTAGCAAGCCGCATGGCGCGGGTAATCATGCTCAGTGCCGTCGCCATGTGTTATTCCTTTTTGGGTCTGCCGGGGCCTCGCTTCAGCGTGAGCGTGGGAGTAACTTCAGGAGATTCTTTTGCCGCCTCAACAGGAGGGGCTTTATTTAATTCTGTGGAAACGACACGATCCCATCCGTTCTTTTCATTGGCAACGGCTTCGGCTTCGGCGTAAACGTGCATCGCGCCGTGCTGTGGATGGGTCATGTAAATCATCATACTGTATCCTCGAAAGACGATCTGATTTCATATATGGCTCCATGGACAGCGTCAAAATTGACGCCATCCATGGATCCATAACTTCCTAACTTGTTGCGAACGGTGTCGCCAGTGTACCGGCACCATGACATACGCCGTGGATAGCCCACTGCGTAGAATTGATGCAGATCACTTTATAGCGTTCACCGAGCAGTCCGCCCGTGGTAGACCCTGCCGCAGACAGGGCGACAATGGTTGTCCCGTCAGCCTCGAAGTAGTCGCCCGACTGAGCGACCGTCACGTCACCCATGATGATACCGCCCACTAAAAAGACAGTACCGGCATTGGTGATGACCTTGTGGGCGTTGCTGGTAACGGCGGTCGTCACCAAGAAGTCGAACTGCATCCCGACAGCGGGAGCGGGAAGGGTATAAACCACCCCCGCCGCGCGGTCGAGACAACAGAGTGACCCGGACTCTTTAGCCAACAGAGTGCGAGTAGCGACGCCTTCCTTGATTACCTGACAATGCGCGCCGAGCGGCTTGGTGCCGCCGGACGCATTTTCGCCAAGCTGTTCCAGGTCGGTGCCGAGTGGAATGGCTGTTGCTAGTGTAACTGGCATGATGTTTTCTCCTTACCCGGTGATCCGCACGGCAAGCTCGCCGCGCAGTTGTTTGACGCCGAACAGGA